TTGTTCGTCAGTCACTTCGCGGACGCGACCGGGGGTTCCAGATTCGCGCTCGGGGACTGGCTCGTCGCCGTTGACCTCGCTCAAGACCGACTTCCTGAGTGCAGACTCGCGGCGTTGGAACTCGCGCTCGAGCTCCGCTTCCTTGAGCTTGACCCGTTCGTCGGACAGGAACTGGAGATATTCAGCGACCCCTGCGGCTTGACCTTTTCCCTCCCCGAAGACGCGACCAGCGACCGTGCGCTGGATCTCTTCGGGCAATTGCGATTGGAAGAGTACGACACCGTCCATGAAGCCGCCATCCGCGGCTTGACGTTGCTGCTGAGCAGCGGCCTCACGCTCCTGGAGCTCGCGCTGTGTGAGCTCGCCAAGCGTGTACAGATCGTTGTTCTGCGCGGCTTCGCGCTTCTGCTGCTCGATCGCGTCCTGCTGGCGCTTCCGCAGCAGCGCGTCCGCCTTGTGGCCGACCAGCCCGCTGAGCGTTTCGTCCTTCTCCAGGACGTCGCGCGGCAGGTTCTTCGCCAGCAGCTTGAACGCCTCACTCGGGTCTGTTGCGGCCTTAGCCGCCGTCCACCATTCCGGCGCCTCTGGCGCTTCGCCGTCAGAAGCCTCCGCAGGCGCATCAGGAGCGGGCTCAGGCGCCTGCGGCGCGCGTGAGCGACCGTTGCGTCGTCCGCGCGCAGGAGCCTCCTGCTGCGCGCCCACGGCGCTTTCCTGCGCGGCCTGCTCCGCGAGCGTCTCTTCAACCAGGTCGGGATGGATGCCGCGGTCTTCCATCGTCATGCCGCGTACCTCCAGGTCGGATGACGCTCAAAGTTGATGCAGCCGATAAACGCCTGCCAGAGCAGCGGCAGGTGCGAGCTCTTACGCCAGCGTCGGTAGCGTCGACCAGGAGTCACTTCTTCGGCTTGGGCTTGCCGGCCTTCCGCATGGCGATCGCAATCGCTTGATCTTGCGGCCTGCCCGCCTTCATCTCCGTACGGATGTTTTGGCTGATTCCAGCCTTCGTCTTAGCTTTCTTACCACCGAGCAGCGGCATGCCTACCTCCGAATCCCACCGAGCGTGCTCGGCGCCTGAAATTGCGGCAGCGTGTTCTGAATCTGCTTGACCGCATCACCCGGGTCCAGCCCGTACTTTTCCTGCATCGCCTGCAGGACCATGCTCTGCGTTGACGGCGCCGCCCGCATGAAATCGACGCTGTTCAGCTTGTTGGGCGTCGGCGTCGCGTCCAGGATGCTGTTCATGCTGGCGGTGTTGGCACTCGGGTCGCGGATGTCATCGATCAACTGCTGCAGGTAACCCATGCCGCCGCGCGTATTGCCGCCCGCGGTGCCGACGCCGGGCACGATGTTGGGCGCCTGAAAGCCCGCTACAGAGCCGCCGCCAAGCAGCCCGCCAAGCTGGCCGATCACCTGCTGCTGCCTGAAAGGATTCGCCTGCAGTGCCGCCGCGGCGTTGATCGCGCCCATCTGTTGCGTATACGCCTGGTTCTGCGCCGCGAGCGTTGCCTGACCCGCGGTCGGCACGCCCCACTGGCCGAACTGCGTCGCGTAGCTGGTCAGCGCCGGCAGCGTGGGCTGACCGCCGTACGTGCCCGTCAGGCCCGCCTCGGTGATGCCGAACGTCTGATTGAACTGGCGGACGTCTTCCTCAAACTTACGCGTGTCCAGGCCGAACGTCGCGTTGAACTGGCGGATCTCTTCCGCGATGCGCTGCGCGTTGCCCGAGATGATCGCCTCGTACAGGCGATCGATGGCGGACCCGTACTGCTCGGCGCCCGACCCGGTCTTCAGTGCCGTGGTCGCGGCCTTGACCGCGGTGGGCGTGGGAGCGGCGCCGCCGCTTGCCGTGCGGTTGTAGACCTGGACCGGATCGCCTACTCCGTCCCAACCAGCAGCCGCGAGCTCCTGGGTGATCTGCGTACCGGTCTTCTGGCCGTTCGGCGTGTTAAAGATATCGTCGCCGTACTCGTTCTGCCCGATCGCCTGCGGGTTGATCTGCGACATGGCGTCGCCGCCACTGCTGCCGCCCGCGGTGGTGTTGAGGTTCTCGCCCCAATCGGTCGAACCCGACGCCTGGTTGTATTCCTCAGCACTGCCGTACGAGCCGCCACCGGGATCAGCGAGCTCTTCATGCCACTCGCCGTCGATCATGACGCCCATACGCTTACCCTCCCTGCCCCTGAAGTAGGCTGAGCAGCGTTTCGGGCGCCACGAAGCTATCCATCGGACTTCGCCGCAGCCGTCGCGGATCGTCGGGAGCGACCGTGCCTGCTACGCCTGCTGGCAGCACCGTCCCCGCGGGCTGCTGCGGCGCCGCGGGATTGAGTCGCGGGTCGAACTGCGCCTGGAAGACCGTCGGCGCGACCGCCGCGGGGGATACCACCGGCGTACCCGGCGCGACCATCGCATTCGCGGTCTGCGACTGCTTTGCCGCCTTTGTTGCCTGCACCAGTGGGTGGTCCTGGCCGGTCGCCTGCTTGTAGCGGTTCATTACCTGCGTCAGCGTCGCTGCCGCGGCGGACATCATCGGGTTACCGCCCTGCGGGTCCGCGGCCTTCACCAGGCGCGCGGCGGTGTCGTAAACCTCCTGGCCTCCACCGAGCTCGGTCGCGAACGCTGCTGCGCCCTGCGTTAGCTGCGAGCCGATACCGGGCAGCGGCATGGTGATATCGCGGTTGCCCTGCACCATGCCGAGCCCCTGCTGCACCAGGTTCTGAGCGGTCGCTGCTCGCTGGTTCAGGATGCCCGCGCCGGTCACCGCGCCCTGCTGCGTCGTCTGCATTGCCGTCGTCGCGGCGTTGGTCGCAGCCGTCATCTGCGCGTTGGCGGCGTCGATGATCGCCTTCGCCTCTTCGAGCGTCAGCGGGTTGCTCGGATCGGCCACCACGCCCGAAAGCTGCGCCGCCAGGTCGGTCAGCGCCTGCGGCGCCATCACCCGCGCGGGGTTCGGAATCCACTTGATCTGCCCCGGCTTGTCGGGGTCTACGACCGGGATCTGCGGCGCCGTTGTGTTGACCTGCGGCAGCGTCGGCGGCGTCGGCTCGTAATTCGGATTGTCAGTCCGACTGATCTCTTCGCCAGTTTGCGCGTTGTACCAAATGAGGTACTTGGACGTGGTCCCCGCACCCGTCATCGTCTTGGCGGGGCTCACTCCTGGCGGGTAGGCGTACTTGCCGTCTTCGTCCGAGCCCGTCCAGACCATCGTCAGACCGTTCTGATCCTTGATATCCGGGTGCGCGTTCACCGGACCTGGCGTGAAGACGCCCGTATTCGGATCGAAACGGAAGGGCTTGCCGTCGACTATGACCGCCTGGAACGGCGAGTTTTTGTCAATGTCGAAGAGCTTGACGTGGGTGTTGTCGGGGTTGATCGCGTAGACCGCGGTCGGCGTGGTGACGATTTGCCGTTGCGTACTCGGGTCTTGCGTGACGGCGCGGTAGATCGACGGGTCACCCTTGTCGACCATGCCGATGATGCGTTTCTTGGTCGGGTCGTTCGGGTCGTAGACGTTTTCGTACGTGCCCGTCGCCTTCTTGTCCGGCGTTGGCGCGATCGTCGCCATCACCTTGTTGTTGGCGGGGTCGACGTACGCCATCGGTTCCTGCGTCGTCGGGTGCTTCAGAATCTGCCACTTCGACGGGTTGCTGGTAACGGCGTCGGGATCGAGCTTGAACGGCGGCGTACTGGCCGGCGCCTTGGGATCGCGCACGTAGACCGCGGGCTGATTCGGGTCCGTGATCGGCTTCATCTGCGCGTCGAGACGCTGAAGCGCCTCTGGCGCCGATGCCGTCGCCGTAGTCGTTGACGGACCCTGCTTCGGCCCCTTCAGGATGACCGTCGCCGGCGGCAGCGGAGCTCCTGGTTCGTTATTCCAGACGACGGTCGCGCCAGTCGGCGCCGGCTCGCCTTCCTTCGCCTCGTACGACGGGCCGACGACGATCTCGTCGGGCTGACCGTCGGGGCGGATGTACGACACGGTGTAGCCGCGCTGCACCGAGCGTGTCGTCGGCCCGTCGCGCGTTCGCTCGGCCTCAGGGATCGGCTCGGTGACGTAGAACGGAATCTGGCCGATGACACGCGCGCCGGGAACAATGTCTTCGACCGCGGCCTGCGCGCTCGCGAAGTGCTTGGTATCGGCCATTAGCGTTCGCCTGCGGCGCTAGTGTTGCACATCACGGATTGAGCTCCCCCACTGGCAGACTCGGCGTCCCGAGATACCGCTGTTCGACCTCGCGGGTCTGCTTTTCGCGACGCTTGATCTCGGCCTTGCCAAGCTGCTTCTCGAAATCCTGGTTCGCCCATCGAGCGGCGTCGCTGACCGCCCCCTGCATCGCCGCGTTAAAATCTTCGAGCGCCGCACGGTACTCCGCCGATCCCGGATCGGCAGTCCGCAGCACCCGCTCAGATCTCGCCGTCCGCGGTCGGGCCCGCTCCTTAGCGACCTCCGCGATGATCGCCTGACCGCGGGCGCGCTTCAGCGTGTCGCGCTCCGCCTCGGTGAGCTCCACGCCGTAGCCGCCACCGGTCGACAGCACGCGCGTCTCGCGCGGCACGTTGACGTCGGCCAGCCGCAGCGCCTCGAGCGTCGGCGTGTCGCGCTCGATGTCGTAGCGACCGACCAGCGCGCCGAAACCGGTCGCCCCTGGCGTGCGCGGCTCGCCTAGCGCCGTCGTCGCCTCGGGCACGTTGCCGCTCAGACCCGGGTAGTTCGCCTCGAGCGCGTCCAGCATCATCAGCCAGCCTTCGCGCGGGTTCCTGCTCGCCACGCCGTAGGCACGCTGGATCTGGCGCCCCATGCCCGAGTACGGACCGTAGCTGCCGACCAGCCCCTCCACGAATTTGGTGCCCGCACGCCCCGGATCGTGGAAGAGCTCGACGGCATCGGACAGACCTTGCAGGAACGGCGTGTCCAGTGCATAGCGTCCGATGCCGGCGATCGCGCGGCCCATCTCCTTTTCGTCCGAGACGACCGTCTTCCCGCGCCGCGCCGCGTCGGCCAGGATCGCCGCCATCGCCATCGGCACGCCCGCGGCGCCGAAATTCTGCAGCGGCACGTACACGATCTCGCCGTTGGCCGGGTTCTCCTGGCGCATCGACCACGCGCGCCACCCCTGCGGGTAGGTCGACGCTTCGTCCTCGTCGTACATCGCCGTCAGCGTGCCTTTCGGCTTGCCCTGCTCGTCCTGCTGCGTCCCCCACAGGTACGCCGTGCCCAGGATGGCCGAGCCGATGACCGCCCTCGACGCACGCTCCTGCGCCAGCAGCGTCTGCTTGCCGAGCCGCGAGGCTGGAAGCTCCCCGCTGGCGACCCTGGCCTTGATACCGGCGCGCTCGCCTACGGCTTCCATAACGCCCGCGACGCCGAACGGCGACAGCCCGAGCCCCTGCGCGGTGATGTTGACCGGCGTCTTGCGGAACGGGATGACCTGGCTGACCAGCACGCCACCCGCCTCGCCCGCCGTACCAGGCAGGCGCACGTTCGACATGCCAGGCACGGTCCGCCGCTCCTGGAAGACCATGCGCGCCGCTGCTTCAGCTACTTCCTGGTAGAGCTCGGGATATTCCTCGAGATTGGCGACGATGTTGTTCGCGCGGCCCGTACGGCGCGCGCCGCGGAAGCCCTCGCGGGTCGCCTGACGGATCGCCACACGCTGCGCGTGCATACCCATCGCCGCACCGCGGAAGGCCAGGTCTTCGGCCTGCAGCGCCCGCAGCGGCATCTCGATCGCAGGATCGATGACCCGCTCCGCGACGTTGCCCGGCAGCTTGCCGAGCGGGTAGCCGACCACTGGCAAGTCGCTCGATCGGAAGCCTGGTCGGATCGTGCTCAGGTCTGCCGTCTCGCGCGGGCTGATGCCCGTCCGCATCATTTGCGCGACGTCAGTCTGCCCGTAATCCTGGAGCGCGCCTTTGACGTCGCCGCGCAGGATACGCAGCATGTCGGGCAGCGCCGACGCCATGCCGAAGCGTTTGCCGTGGGCATCTGGCGCGTTATCCCACCAGCCCCGCAGCATCGGCCCGAGCTCGGCTGCATAGGCTTGCCGCTCGCCACCGGTGATAGCCGCGCGCGGGATGTCGATAGCCACGGTTAGCGCATGCGTACCGACTTCGAGCGGCACCTGAACGATGCTGCCGCCCATGTTGATGATGTGCGTCGCCGTCGCGGACAGCATGCCGGCCAGACGCATGATGTTCGAGTTGCGCGCGATCTCCACAAAGTTGGCGAAACCGCTGCGCTGCGGGTGCAGCCCCTTCATGAACTTGGCCGCGACCATCGGATCGCCCGATGCGATCGCCTGGACGAATGACTTCAGGAGCTCTTTAGACGGCTCGACGCCGCCGATCGATTCCAGCAGCGTGGTCGCGCGCTGCGTCATCTTGCCCTGGCGGCGCGACGCCTCGTCCCACGCCATCGCCGCGCGTTTCTCTTCGTTCTTCGCCGCTAGCGCGGCGCTCTTGCGCGCCTGCTCCAGGTACAGCCCGCCACGGAACGCAGCCCGTTTCTCAGCCGCGATCTCCGCCGCCTTCGAGTCCCAAAACGCCATTGTCTCCCAGGTGTTCTTCCGCCCGGCAAAGATCTTCTGCTCGGCAGCAAGCTCGGCCTTGAGCGCGCTCAGGAGCTCCTGCGGAGCCTCGCGCACCTTGGCCTTGCGAGCAGCGGCACGGTCGGCACGTTCCTTCGCCAGCCGATTAAACTCATCGCCCTTTTCATGCAGCGACATGGCGTTGTAGCGATCGAGCTCGGCGTACGCCTCTTCGATCTGCTGCCAGATGTTCCTGGGCAGTCCTGCCTCTTTGGCCTTGCCGACGGCCTGCGCCGCTTCCTGCTCCAGGTCGCGGCCCTTGTTGAGCAACTGCGTCGCCTTGGTCGCCGCCCGTCGGGCTTGCGCCGCCGCTTTGTCCGCGGCACGCTTCTCGTTGGCGCCGGTAATGCCTCTCGCCAGCGTGCGATCGAACCGCTGCTTCAGCGCGTTCAGGCTCCGCCCTTGGGTGCTGCGAGCACCGCGGGCGACAGCCAGCAGTCCGTTGGTATCGAACAGGTTCCGCAACGCGAACGCGACCTCTTCGGGACTCAGCCCGTCGACGCCGCCCTGGCGGGCCAGGATTTCGCGCCCCATGTCGTAGATGCCGTGCTGCGCGTCGACCGCCGCGGCCTGCAGCGCGACGAGCTCGGGCGTACTGAAGCCCTGGCCGACCTTGGTCGCAAGCCAGTCCTTGGTCGACATGCCGACCTTGCGCGCCAGATCGTCGGTCAGGCTCGCATGCGAAATGCGCCCCTGGTTGTACGCCTCGAAGAGCTCGGAGTTGTCTTCGACCGCACGCTGGATTTGCACGCGAATCTCATCGGGCACTTCTTCCTTCAACAGCGCGTCCAGGTTCGGCATGGCCCGCAGCGTCGCCTCCGACGGCGGACCGCTGGTCGCCGCCTCGGCGTCTGCGACCGCGCGACCTATGCGGCCTTCGGTCTGACCAACCACCTGGCCGGGCTCGCCCCACAGGTTCCGCAATCCGCTCGGACGCTTCGACGTGCCGTTGCGGGTGACGATGTCGTCCGCCAGGACGCCCGACGGACCTCCCGCCTCCGTCGCGAACGGCCCGCTTGGGCTTGCCTCCTGCGAGCCCGCGTCAAACGGCAGATCCGCACCCGAGAACGCCTCGCCGGCGACTGGACGGCGCACGTAACGTGCGCCGGCTGGCGACGAGCCAAGCTGATCCGCTGCGGCCAGAATGTCGGCCTCTTCCTGCTGCAGCGAACGGAGCTCGGCGCGGAGCTCGGTCGGAGACTGCTGCCTGCGGCCCACTCCGCGCAAACCGCTCTCCCCCACGCCATACTTGACCTCGCCCGAGCCAGGATCGAATCCGATCGCCTGGTCCCACGCTTCGTCGTAGGCGTTGGCGCCGTTGCGGCGCGCGATTTCGATCAGCGCCTCGTTGGTGTAACCCGCCGCCCAGGACGGTCGATACACCTTCTCCGTGGGATTCCGCAGCGACTCATCGATCGCATCGGCGCGCGCCTTGACGTCTTCGAGCCGCTGCTCGAGCTCGTCGTAGTACGCCATGAGCTCGTCGTCGGTCATGGCGGGCTCGCCTTCGCGCGCCTCGTTCAACAGGTAGTTGTTCGAGTGGACCTCGCCTAGACGCCGCGGCTCGCGCGGTGGACCTGGCTCGCGCGGACCACGCGTCCGCGCCTGCAGCAACTGGTCTTCGAGCGTCGGTCGCGCCGACGGCGCCCGAAACCCTTCGGCTCCAGGACGTCCTGCTATCGCAGCGAGACGAGCGCCTCCGCCGCGGATGCCGCGGGCGCCTAGTAGGCCGGCGGTAGCTCCGAGTCCGACGTTGCGGGCTCGTTCGGACCAGTCGGCGTCCTCGGGGGTAGCGGCGTAGCCTGCGTATCCGCCGAGAGCGGCTCCGCCGAGATCGACGCCGAATCCGACGTCTGCCTCGCCCCGGGCGCGACGAAGCCCGGTGCCCGGGGGTTCGGCTCGGCCTGGGGGGAGGGGCTCGTCTCGGAAGACGGCAGCACGAATACGGTCCCCTGCTGGTAGATCGGGTCGTCCTCCGCCAGGGGCGACACCCCGAGCGCGTCCAGTTCGGCCCGCTCTTGCGGATTCAACGGCATGGGTCGCTCCAGTGTAGTCGTTGAGCGTGCCGCCCAAGCCTTCGCTCGAGAGCACCCGCTGTACCTGGCGCGTCAAGCCCGCGATACGGCCCTCGATCAGCGGCACGCGAATGTCGCTACCCGCACGCAGGACGGGCAGGCCAGCCGCCTGCAGCGCACCCACCAGCCGATCGGGATCGGTAGCGCCTTTAATGGCGAGCCCACCCGCGGTGGTCGACGTCGGATCGGCGTGGTTAAAGCGATCGGCGCCGAGACGGCGTCCGATCACCTGCGCCGCTTCGTCCCCGATACCGACCACGCTGACGTACGTGCGTCCGCCGATCTGCTGCACCGTGTGCTCGGGCGCCAGCCACGGAATCTTGCCCGTCGCTGGATCGACATCCACGGTGCCCCTCGGCACCCGCAGAACCGGCTGGTCGCCTAACGCGAGCTCGCGCAGGCCGGCGGCCTGGACGTTGCCGACCGGTCGCGGGATGCCCGTCTTCGGCCCGCTGACCGTGCCGTACTGGAAACCGCTCGGGTCCAGCGTGGCCCGCTGCTGCGCCGCCGACTGGATCGACGGGTGGTACAGCCCCCACTCGTTGACCGCGGTCGCGGACGGCGGCGGGGGCGTGTTGTAGCTGCCGTCGGCGCGGATGCGATCGCGAACATCGTGGATCTTGTCGACCCAGGCGTTACCGCTGCCGCGCGGCGCGGTGACTTCCGCCAGACCGCCAGCGCGCATCTTCTGCGGGTCCAGGACGCCCGACCGCTGCCCCTGCTTGATCGCGTCGCTCAGCGAGATGCGGTTGAAGCGGAGCTCGGGCCCGATGACCGGGTCGTTCCACAGCGCGCGAAACACAGTCCAGCCCGCGGCCTGTGCCTGGTCGGGCGACAGATGCATCTCGCGTGCGATCCAGTTCGTCAGCGCGTGCATGGTGCGGTACGCCTGGTCGCTCTGTGAGACGTTCGGCAGACCGTTGCCGCCCTGGATATCTGGCCGAGCGCCGAACAGACGTCCCTGCCACACGTCCTGCGTCGAGTACGGCGCGTACGCCTCATTCAGCGCCGCCAGGAAATCCTGGGTGTAGCTGGACAGCTTCGCGCCGCTCGGAACGGGAATCTCGCCCGTTCGGTAGCCGCGCATCACGCGCGCCAGCATGTCGTCGTCGCCGTAGATCTTGTCGGCGCGAACCAGCGCCTGGACATCCTTGAACGCCTGCGTCGCCTGTACCTGTGCCTGGGTCATGTTCTCCAGACCCGTCAGGTCGGGATTCGCGCGGCGCATGGCGTCGAACACGCTCAGCATGGCGTGGTAGTTGGGCGGCACACCAGCGTTGCCGCCAAAGGCGCCCATCAGGACCGCCGCCTCGCGCGGGTTGATGTCCTGGCCGGTGTCGGCCTTGATCTGGCCGACCATCTCCTGATACCAGCGCGCCGCGGGTAGGCCGACCTCGATCGCCTCGCGGACCTCGTCCAGCCCGCCGGACAGCGTCCCCCGCATACCCGGCAGATTGCCGATGTCGGCGCCCGAGAGCGTCGGTCGCGGCGTGCCCTGCGCTCGAGCCGCGTTTGCCAGGAAGTCCTCGGCGGTCGCCTCTGGCGTGCCGGGCTCGTAGCCCGCGCGTGGCACTGCCTGACCGTGCAGGACGTCGGGTGCCGTCGGCGCCGCCGCAGCGGTACGCGGCGTAGGCTGACCGCTGGTGATCAGCCCGAGATCGAGCTCACCACGCTGCCGCGAGCGGAGCAGTGGCTCGGCATCCTGGAGGATGCGCTGCCCCGCTCGCGTCAGCGCGGGTGCGCCGAGCTCGATCACCGGTCCGCCGATCGCGCCTGCCGCGAATTGCAGCCCGACCTCGAACGGATCGGGATTCGGCTTCTGAATTTCGTACATGGCGTTCTGCAGCCCGTTGGCGACGCCTGAAGCGGTCAGCTTGCCCAGGAGCTCACCGCCCACCCGACCGCCCAGGATGCCGCCGGGCAGAGCCGCTTCGACCGCGGCGCCGGCCATGCGTCCGCCGCGCAGCAGCGGACCCCAGGTCGCATACGTCATCGGGTCCAGCAACATCTTGGTCGCTTCGATGCCGACCCCTGCGGCGACCGGCACCGGCCAGTTCTGGAAGGCGGGGTGCTGCTCGATCTCCTGGTTGATGCGCTCGCGAACCTCGGCTTGCGTCCCCGTCAGCGGACCAGGCGTCGTTGGCGAGCCCGCCCCGCCCAGGATGGCGCCGGCGACATCGAGCACCCCTGGCTGACGCCGCTGCTCGATCGGCGCACCATACGCCGCCTCCGCTTCGGCCATCTTCGCCGCGATCGACGGTGGCGGGTTGGTCACCAGCGCCTGTTGCCGACGGCGGAGCTCTTCGTCATCGAAGCCCAGATTCGGCCCAATCTGGCGTCCGACCTCCTGCGCCTGCTGGATGACCCGCTCCGCGGCCTCCTGCGCCGCTCGGCGGGCTTCGCCGGCGACATCCTGCACAACCTCGAACGCTGGCCTGCGGCCCTGCTCCCCGAAAACCGTGGGCTGCATCGAGTCTGCGATGAGCGGTTGCCGCGCCGCGGGACGTGGTACATCGATCGGCGTCGGCGCCGCTACGGTCGCCGCTTGCTGGTCCGTCGGCGCGCCTGGTCTGCCAATCATGAACGGGCGCGGATCGATGAGTTGATCGAGCGGATCGCCGCTCAGACCGCGGCGGACCTCGTAGTGCAGGTGCGGTGAGCCTTCGGTACCCGACTCGCCCATGTACGCGATCGGCGTCCCACGGTTAACCGTGTCTCCGACCTTCAGCCCCTCCGCGGTCTTCTGCAGATGCATGTACGCATGCGTCAGCCCGTCGGCGTCCTTGACGTACACCATCAGGCCACCAGCGCCGCCAGTGTCGCGCTGGATCAACGTCACCGTGCCCGGGTGGAACGCCTCGATCGGCGTGCCGATGCCGCCCTTCTGCGGCACAATGTCGATGCCGCGGTGCGGCGTACCGGTCCTATACGAACCCGTATAGATCGACTTGAACCCGAACTGCGTCTTCCACTTGTCGCCCAGGTTGTCGGTCGCGCTGGCGGGTTCCTCCGAGTGCGGCAACGCCGCAGCGACGGCTTGCGCGCCCCTGACGAACGGCTGGACCGCCTGCTCGACCTGGCCGCGGATGCGCGAGGCAATCTGGCCGATCTTGTTGCCCCAAATCGGGTCGGTCGCGTAACCCGCCCTGTTCAGGTTCTGGAACAGCGCATCGGGATTGTGGTCCTGCTGGAACTGCTGCCACGCTGGCGCGTAGCGACCGTGCGAGATCAGGTCAACGAAGTCGGCGTACGCCTCGTCGGGCGTGGCGTAGGCCGAAAACTCGGCAGTCGTCGCCCCCTGGCCGGCCTCCCAGGTGGCCTGCGGACCCGTCGACGCGCGGCCCGGGCGCTTCTTGATCCCGAACAGCATGTTGCCCGGTGCGTTGCCCCAATTGCTTTCGCTGCCGTTGACCGCCAACAGGTACTCGGCGGGAATGCCCGTCCGTTCCTCCCAGGCTTGCGCGACTGGCGCCATCGCCTGGATGAACGAATTTTGATCGCCGCCCTTGTAAGGCCCAGGCTGCACCGGGGCGGCGGCGACGGTCGGCCCCGCATAGTCCGACGGCGGCTGCTCGCCCGCGGTAACAGCGACGGGCGCCGCCTGCTGTTGAGGCACGACAGGCGGCTGACCAAACTGTATCTGGCCGACGTAATCCTGGAGCTCACGCTGTACGTCGGCTACGTTCTGCTGCTGTTGCTGGCCGAACTGGACGACGCCCTGCTGCGCCTGCTGTGCGACTTGTGGCGCGGCAGTCGCCGCCTGCTGGCCGAACTGCAGGACGGGCTCAGCAACTTGCTGCGCGTGCCGCTGGAGCTCCTGCTGTATCTGCTGGATGTCTGGCGCCTGCGGCGTCGGCTGCTGGAAGACGCTCTGGACGCCGCTTACGGCCTGCTGCGCCTGCTGCTGCAGGTTGCGCGCGTGAGCTCGGAGCTCTTTCTCGATCTCCTGCTGCCAGTCGTCGCGGAGCAGGGTGCCGGGCATCTAGACGCCGACCGTTCCGCCGGGCGGCAAAGGTTGCCCGTTCGGGCCCAGAATGACCGGCGGCGCCTGGGGCAGCGGGGGTGAGACGATCGGCGCAACGGGTGCCACCGGCGCCACCGGCGCGGGCAGCGGTACGGGTGCCAGCGGTGCGACCGGCGCCATCTGCGGCGCCGAGCTCGGCTTGAAACCCGGCATGGGCGCTGGCATGGGTGGCGGCTTCTGCACACCGATGCGCTCTGCGACCTTCAGGAACTGCTCGGGGTCGCGCTGCGCCTCCTGCTGCAGGAACGTGCGGTCGTCGCGCTGGTACGCCTCGCGGTACATCTGATCCAGCCGCTCGTTGCGTACGGTGACGACGTCAGGCTGATCGCGCGGCCCGCCGAAGACCATCTCCGCGATCTCTGGCGCATCGACGGCGATCTCCCTCGAGATCTCTTCCTGAAGGCGCGAGATCTCGCTGGTCTTACGAGTGGGCATTCGGGTCCGCCCGCCACATCAGGAACAGCAGCAACAGCAGGACGCCCAGGATAGAGCCGACAAATCCGCCCGCGGCGCCGGCGATCACGTACTCAGCCACTGTCGAGCGCCTTGCGAATACGATCGAGCACGCGTTCGAGCGTGTGATAACCCTCACGATCACGCGCATAGCTCGTCAACAGCAGGACGGCGTTCTCCAGGTTCACCACACGGTCGCGGAGCTCGCGTAGCTGCATGTCCCTGACCATGTCCTGGCTATTGGTTGCCACCCTGCGCTCCCTGGATCACCTGCGGATACGGTGGCGGGCTCACGCCTGTTCCGTTCGGCGCCGCGGCCAGCGCGCCCAGGTCGGGGACGGCGCCCACACCAGGTCCGCCGCCCTCGAACACTCCAGGCTGCGGCTGCACGCCGCCACCCGGTCCTGGCAAGCCCGGCGCACCAGCGCCGCCAAGTTGACCCTCCAACGCAAGCTCTTCCGCCTCCTGCGCCTTCTGCAGCAGATCGCCGCGGCCCGCGGCCATGAAGATGCTCGCGTACAGCCACTTCTTGTAGGCCGGGCTGTCGCGGATCTCGTCTCGCGCTCGCGAGCGGCGGATCTCGTCGGGGTTGTCGCCCAGGTACGTCACCGCCTCGTCACGACCATAGGTGCCGGCAGCGAGTCGCTCATGCGCGTAGCGCGCCTGGATCATCTCGTCGGTCGGTAGCTGCGCCTGGACTTCCCACTTGTGGTGCATTGGGCGCTCGAGATCCTTCGGCCCGAAGCCAATGAACTCTGTCGCCGCCTTCTGCGAGCCGACCTCGGTGCCGCCGTAGAAGACCCACACCTTCTCGCCGGCGCGCTCCTTGACCAGCGCCCACAGCTTTTCGGTCTGGCCGTTGAGCAGCGCCTCCAGCCCATGCCGAACGGGCCCGACCCTGGTCCTGGTGAAGCTCAGGATCTGGCTGATCGCGAAACCGGCGCCCTCCATGCCTGACAGGGTGGTCACCCGCGGGGATTCCAGGTCGCGAATCGCCTGGTCGATCAGCCCCATGTGCTTCTCCAGCGTCGACGCATCGGCGTACTGAATACGCTGCAGTTGCCGCCCAGGGGGCAGGTTCAGGATCTCGCCCGGGTGAAGAGCGAGATCCTCCTGCTCGCGCGGCAGTCCGTCACCGGTCCCGACCGCGGCAGCAGGAGCATCACCATACGTGACTAATGGGCTTAGAAGATCGCGAGCGACGTACTGCGCGTGCATCGCCCTCAGGTACTGCCTGTACTTGACCAGCCACAATTTGGTCCTGCCGATGCCCCACCCCACCTTGCGATTGCGCCAGTAGCTCATGCTCAGACCAGGCGCGTAGTCGTACGGCACGCCGAACGGGTACTTGTGCTTGAACTGCTTGACGATCAGCCCCGTCCGCTCCTGGTTGTAGTTTCGCCCGCTGATCATGTACGAGACGAACGTCTGATCCCAATGCTCGAGGAACTGCACGCGATTGAGCGGTGAACGCGTCGCCTCCTGGTAGTTCATCGGCTCCCCGAGCTCTTCGGGCACGATGTCACCCTGCTTGTCACGCCCGAGCCGGTACTTCCGAAAGGCGTGGCGCATGGTCATCTCACTGACCTCGAGCACCTCTTCGAGCCGCCCGCCCGAGCGTTGCGGGTAGACGTTGCGCGGGTCAACGTACGACCACACGAACGGCGGACCGGCTTTCTTCTTGGCCTCTTCGGTCATGCGGTCGTACTGCGCCCAGGCATCCGCAGGATCACCCGATTGGGGTGATGACAGCGCGTACCGCGACTGCCACAGATCCGACGCCCACAGCAGCTTGGCCCACCCGCCGCCGTCGTTCAGGCACGCGTCGGTCACCTGCGACATGGTGTCCATGCCAGGCTCGCGCGTGCCGCACTGCCACAGCGTCTCTTCCGTCCAGTGCTCGAGCTTGCTGGCGACAGTCTGAGCAGTATCGCCCTCGCCGCCGACGATGCTCAGCCGCGGCCTCTCCAGCGTCAGGATGGCGGTCTGCTGAAACGCCTCTTCGGTGATGTCGGGGTCGCGCGGATCGACCTGAACCATCTGATACGACGGGTCGGTGCCATGCATCGCCGGCACGCGCATCTCGCGCACCAGGCGCATCTCATCGATGTCTTCGTCCTGGGTGCGGTACAGGTCGCCTAACTCGGTCTGCAGATCGAGCAGGTAGTAACTGTCGGGAGCCCTGAGCTCGCGCTCACGATCAATAGCCACCGCGGAGTGGCGTCAGTGTAGCGGCTAGTGCGGCGGCAGATGATCGAGCTCGTCCTGCTCGCGCATGTAGCTGAACCAGCGCCACCACAGGAACGCAAAGAACAAAGTCGACGCTAACCAGCCCAGGCCAGCGACCAGCAGCCACTGCAGGACGTCAGTCATCCGCCGCTTCCGCCAGGCAGTCATGCATCCTCCGCGGCGCGAGCTCATCGTGCTCCGCGCACAGCAGCTTCTCGCACAGCGGACACCACGTAGTGGCGTCTTCGACGCAGTCGCCCTGCATGCAGGACAGGTCACCCTCGGCGCGACCGTCAGGAATCGGCTGTTCGAGCGTCGTCTCGAAGCTCATGCGACCAGGCTAGCAGTGCCGCGCGGGACGATCGGCCTCAAACGCCGTACTGATACCCGGGTAAGGTTCAGGCTAGGCCGATCGTCGCCGGCGCGGGGACGACGCCGCTAGCGCACGAATCACGCCTGCGCGATCCGAAGCAGCGTGTACGCCAGCATTACCGCCAGCGCCAGCCACAGTCCGACCAGCACAACCAGGTCAACCTTCACCCCTCTGCCGCGGAGCAACGATAGTCGCTGGCGTGTAGCGCGTCCGTGACGCGAACCCGTAGCTCGAGCGGCGCTGAACGGCGCCCTCCCGCTGCGCGCCGAGCCACGCCAGCCCGAGCGCGATCACCGTGTCATCGTGCTGCCCCGACGGCGCACCGTAGCGCAGCATGCCCGATGGCAGCACCTTCGACTCGTACGCCAGGAGCTCACCGGTCTGCACCACGTCGTCCAGGAGCGTGATGTCGCCGCGCTCGATAGCGATGCCGAGACTCTGCACCAGCGCCGCCTTCGACGCGTTCGTCGCCTCCCAGGCCCACACCGGCAGCGCCTTCCGCGGCTCGCGCAGGATGCGCCCGTAGCCCGTCTGCAGCCGTTCGACCAGCGGCTTGCCCATTGCGTTCGCCTCAGCCACGACCAGCAGCGGTTTGTACGCTTCGGCCCACCGATGCAGCCGCTCGGTCTGGAGCTCGTAGTCGATCTCGCTAAAGCGATCGAGCGCAACCTGCTCGTACGTCGATGCATCGAAGACGCATATGGCCGTGAAGTCCGTTGTCCTACCCCAATCGACGCCGATCACGTACTGGTGTCCTGGCTCGGGCCGTTGCGGGTCCAGGCGCGCGACTGCCGTTACGCCCCTGAAGACGCCCGCACCTTCAAGCTGGAGGAACCGCGCCTCGAACTCCTGGGCGTAGTCCCGCTCCGGCATCTCATGCTTCGCCGCCGCGATCTCGATAGCTGAGATGTGCGGGTTGACCGCGGTCGGCATCTGCCACGATGCCCACTCGGGCTCGAGCGGATCTTGCCCGCGCTGGTACAGCGTGTAGAAGTCGTTCAGCCCGCGCGGCGTGCTCAGCCACCAGCTTTGACCTTCCAGGTCGGCCAGCGTCGGCCTCAGCGCCTGGTTCCAGATGTCCAGCAGATTCGGCACCATCGCCGCCTCATCGACCACGATGCGACGGTACTTCCGACCGCGGGCGGGATCGCCGGTATCCATCGACCAGCACTCGATCGTGCCGCCGCCGTAGAGCTCGAGCCGATGCTCCTGCTCGCTCTTGAGCGTCACCGTCGGGCCCAGGAGACGCTTGAGCTCGCGCCAGCTTTCCTCGAGCAGCTTGTACGTCGGCCCAAACCAACCCGCCGGCTGGTGCTCGAGCGCACAACGGATGACGAGCTCATGGCCCATCGTGCTCTTGCCGCTGCGTCGCCCAAGCGCGACGACGTTGTGGCGCTTCGCTTCGCGCCGAATCTGCGCCTGCGCGGCGTGCGGTCTAGGTAGCCTGACCTCGAATGCTGGCACTGCGGGTCGTACTGTACGCCGTGATCGCCGCGGCCCTGATTACCCTGGCGATCGCCGCCCTGGACGATCCGATGCTGCCCGCCAGGTGCGGCGTTGGTTGCTTGACAACCCCACAGTAGGTGCCCTACAGTAGGGGGCATGCAACTCGATCTCTTCTCCGCCGACCGCCGCCCCATCTGCGTCGAATGCGGCAAGCTCGGCACCCACTGGTTCCAGCCCCTGATCGGCACCGAGAACTTCTGCAGCCGGTTCTGCGTCAACCTGTACGTTGCCAGCCACCAGTTCAATGGTCAGGCCCAGGCGATTCACACCGACCACTGCCACCCCCACTTCAGCCCCACCGATCGGGTGGTCGCCTGATGTTCTGCTCTCACTGTGGCGACAAGATCGTCGGCAAGCCCGGCTACGAAGGCTCGAAGAGCTCGGGCGGCTGGTGCGGCTCACGCCGCGTGACCAAGCGGTGGGCGGTCTGCCAGGACTGCAACAGCGCCGGCGAGTACCAACAGCACCTGTACCGCCTCCGCCTTCAAGCCGAACTCCGCGCCGACATTGAAACCGAACGTTCGCTCAAGCAAGGCGAGCTCTTCTAGTCCTCGGGCTCGCGTCCGTTCCGATCTTCGGCCCCGCCAGCGTGCGGGGTCTTTCCATTCCCCGCCACGTCCAGCGCCTTGTGCTCGATCACGTTCCGCGCGAGCTCGACGTCCTCGTAGCTGACCGTGATGCTCACCTGGTTGTCGACCTCGACCTTCTGCTCGGCCACGATGCCGGCACGATCGAGGATCTCCGTCGCCGCCTTGAGTCGAACCGCATGCGTCTCGCCACGCAGCATGATCTCGCGCACCGTTCCGATCGACGGTTCGACCAGCCGCTCGAGCCGTAGCCGTGCGGCCTCCCGAACGTGCCCCGCGGCTCCGCCGTGAGCTCGACAGACCCGCGCACCGCGCATGACCGGCGCACGGCACGGTGAGCCATCCGTGCGTCGCGCGGTGCAAACCAACCAACCGAGTGTTCCTGGCATAGGCGGATAGGTCAGCGTAGCTTACGCCTCGATCAGCGCAGGTTGAACCCAGGTCTGACCGTGCTTCTTGACCAGCCTGATTTTCGATGGCCGCGGCGCGTCATCGCAGACGTGATCGTGGCCGTACGGCTCGCCGCATTCGAGACACGTTCCGTGACCTCGGGAACAGTCGAACTGCCCCTGGTCGATCGCTTCTGCAATCGCCTCGGCCTGGAAGTGCAGCGCGCTGAAGTCCTCCCGCCACTCACGTTGCGACCAGCCGCGGTCGAAGACTTGGGACGTTCCGCTAGCGCGGCTCAGGACCAGGTAACGAAACGTCGGGATGACGTCATAGGCACGCTTGTAGGCCCACGCGTACAGCATCGGTTGCCAGCGTTCGCGCGCCGCGCGCTCCGCGCCCCAGGCGCCGACCGTCGTCTTGAAATCCCACACCACCGCGCCATGCGCCGACCACGGTGGCGACCACAGGTCAACCGCGCCGATCGTCGGCAGACCCCACGTCGACTTGGTCGGCAGCGTGAACCAGCGTTCAGCTTCGCTGCGACCATCGGCATTCAGATTCAGGTCTTCGACCAGGTTCAGCATCCGCAGACCCTCGGCGTACAGCGACGCCGGCGCGCACAGTCCGAGCTCTTCGAGCCGCGCGTTCATCGCATCGAACCGCTCTGCGTACAGCGCCCTGGCGCTGCGGTAGTGGTCTTCGCCGCTGCTTGCAGCGGTAAGACACGTCCCCCTTTGCCCCTGGTGCAGTGCCTCCAGAGCAGTGTGAACGGCTGATCCAAACAGCATCGCCAGACTCGGTTCCGTGGCGATGCCGTCGATGTAGCGGTCTTTGTACAACCTCGGGCACTGCTCGAAGAGCATGAACCTGGAGGCAGACCAGTGCGGCTCCCGCAGCGATGCTGGCTTACTTGTCACTGTCGGCGTAGCTCCTGGTCACCTTGACGTCGACACGGACGGTGACGCCTGGCAGCAGCGCCTGCATCGGCTCGAGCATGCCCTTGCACAGCCACTTCTGCGTCCGCTCCACGTCGTCGGCATCGCACTCAGCGATGAGCTCATCGTGAACCATCATGACGAGCCGCGCCGACGGTGCTTCATGTCGGCTATTGTAGAGCACCTGCAGGGCACGCTTGAAACCGTGCGCTTCGACCATCTGGACGGGCGTGTTGGCCTTGACGTTCTTGCTGAAGACTGCCGCACGGCGACGTCCAGAGCCCGACGGATCGTAGATCACTTCCTCCGTGCCCCAATCACTCAGCGACTTGTGCCAGGAGCGGATGCCGCGGTACGTCCGCATGAACGTCTCGCGATACCGCCACGCCTGCTGCTCGGTCAGGTACACGCCGTTCTTCCGCTGCTCACGCTGGAACGTCTCCGAGCCGGCGCCGAACAGGAACCCGAAATTGACCGCCTTCGCCTGCTGCCTGGTGCAGCCGACCGCTTCCGCGGTGCGCTGGTGGACGTCGCCGTGCGGGTCGTTGAGCACCTTCAGCATCTCGGCGTCCTGCGCGATCCAGGCCGCGATGACAAGCTGCAGTTGCGAGTAGTCGGCACGGACGAAGACGCGTCCCGTCGGCGGGCGGATCGCCTCGCGAGCTCGGGTATCGTGCGGCAGGTTCTGCAGGTTCGGGTCGGAGCAGGACGTCCTGCCCGTCTGCGCGCCGATCGGATTGAACGACGCATAGATCCGCCCATCGTCCTGGATGCTGCTCTGCGCTCTGCGTAGCAGGCCCAGGCACGCGCTGGCCGAACGGTAACTCAGCAGCGCACTGACCAGCGGGATCGGCGCCTCCGTGCCCATCACCGTATCCATCAGCGCCCCTTCACTGGTCGACTCAACATCCAGACCACGCTCGATCAGGATAGGCAGCACCTGCTTCGGACTGCGCCAGTTGACGGTGGCTTCGCCAGCGGTCGCATTCAGAATCTCGAGATGCTCGGCCAGCTTCGCCTCCTGTTCCGCCACGGCTTCGCGCATGACGTCGCGATCGGCGGGCGCTCCCGCGGAGGCAAGCCACCAGGTCGCTGCCTGGACGTCACGCTCGAGCGCCAGGCACGTCCACAGCCCGTCGACGTCGGCGTCCTGCTGGAGCTTGGATGCGACGGCGATCGCCGCGGCATGCGTCACCCGCGCGTCCTCCGCGGCGTACGCCAGCTTGGCGTGGCGCAACACCGGCGCGTCCCACCCCCGCTTCTGCTCGGCCTTCGAGACGTGCTCGGCCAGGTGACGCTTGGCGATGCCCTGCAGACGGTAATCCGTCCAGTCTTCCTTCGACTCCAGGACCATTGCCGCGGTGCGGACGTCATACACCTTGTCGGGATTAACCCTGATGCCGATCACATCCAGGAACGCCAGGTCGAACAGGTACGTGTGCATGCTGACCGTGCCGACCTGGTCCAGGTAGGACTGCAGCAGCGTCCAGTCGGTGATGCCCCAGGCGTCGATGACGACATGCGTCTGCCCGTCGGACAGGTTGATCGTCCGCAACTTGTCGCGCTTCGCGTTCAAGCCCGTCGTCTCTGTGTCCAGCGCGCATGCGACCGTGTTGAGCCGCGCGATCGCCGCGACGAGATCCTGGTCGGTCAGCACCGTCAGGTACTCCAGCGTCGGCGCCGCGGCGTCTGCCGCCTCGAGCCGCGCGAGCTCCAGCGCCGCCTTCTTTTCCGCGGCTTTGGCGATCGCCTCCGCCGTCGGCGCCTTTCGCTTGGTTATCTGTTCCCGTTTCTCTCCCTCCGGGAGAAGATTTTCGGGAACAGATAGCGTTTCAACCGAAACCCCCGTAAGGGGGTTTCGCGGCGGCTCCTGTACAACCTGTTCCGGCTGTTCCGCAGTTCCGGGAACAGATTCTTCCGCCGCCTCATGCGTCAGGTGAATGACCAGCTTGAGCCAATAGATAACCGTTCTGCCGCGGAACGCCGACGCCACCTTGCCTTCGGCAACCAGCGTCTTGAGCATGTCGGTCACCGCCTGCTTGCGCTTGCCGCTCTTCGCCGTGACCTCCAGCGACGTCTTGCCCTGCTCTTCACTGGTCGCGTTCAGGTCGGCCAGCGCCTTCATTACCGCGGCTTCGAGCCGCTCCTGGCTGGACTGGACCGCGCCGTTGCTCGAATACCGCTCGGTCGCCTTGTCGAACTCGAGCATCAGCGGCTCGTACACGCCGAGCCGTGACTTGGTCCGCATCACCCGCGCGCTGGTCGCGTCCTCGTCACCCTTGAACGGCTCGATCTGCAGCAGGATGTCGCAGTAGCCAGAGATCGCGGACGAGCCGCGACCAGCGTCACCCACGTCGCCGCCGCTCTTTCGACTGTGGCGCAGGATGCCGACGGCGAAGCCTGCGGTCGACAGACGCCGTACCTCCGCCATGACGCCCGCGGCCCGCCCCGAGTGGTCTTCCTCGTCCAGGCTGGCGATGATGCTCAGCGTGTCCAGGATGACGACGTCGACATTGTCTTCGGTTGCGTGGCGGATCAGCGAGTCGATGACGAACGGCAGGTTCGGCTTCTTAGCGTCGACGTCTTCCGTCTCGAAATCGAAGACCGTGAAGAACGCGTCGTTGTCGACCAGGTCGTTCAGCCCGTAACGCATCATCGCGATCTGGAAGGTCTGCCAGCCCTCTTCGGTGACGTACGCCGCGCGCAGCGGGCCATGTACCGCGCGACCGCAGTATTCGTCATCGCCGGCGATACCGGCGCGGATGCCCTGCAGCATGAAGGTCGTCTTACCCATCTTCACCTTGGCGACGAGCTCGGTGATCAGCCCGCGGCCCAGGATGCCGTCGATGAACCAGTCGATGTCGGGCGGCAGCAGATCCACGGTCTGACGGTGGGAACGCCACTTGATGGGGTCCAAAATTCCAACCCCCTCCGGGGGTTGCCCTCGAGCACTCGATCTGTTCCCTGTTCCCATCCCCATAGGCGGAACAGGAACAGATGATCCGGTGAGCTTGATTTTCGGCGCCGTCAGCCAGTCGTCGCTGTCACCCAACTGTGCCGGCGTCCAGGGTTCGTCCATGCCGTATTGCAGCGCGCCACGGATCGCGCGGTCGACGTCCCGCAGACCGTGGTCAGCGACCTCGCCGCACGCCTCCGCAGCGTCCAGGAACTCGGCATACGCCTCTTCGTACGCCAGCGCGCCTGACCCGACCAGCCCGCCCGCGGCCCGTCCGAGCCTCAGGATCGCTTCATGCCGCTCGCCTGGGGTCGCGTTCGCTACGTCCAGGCACCACTTCTGAAGCATCGGCTTCGCCCGTCGACGCTCGACACCAGCGTCCAGCCCCTCGATGCCGTCCAGGTCGGGCAACGCTGGTCGCTCGGGCGGCTCCCACCGTGGCAACGATCGCCAGTCCAGCGGCTCGCCCCAGGCGATCTCGGCGTATGGCTCCGCGCCTGGTGGCGCCGTCGGCAGGTAGAACATGCGCGCCAGATCGTGCGTCGACGGATCGACGTGGCCGTGCAGGAGCTCCGCGACCGCGGAATGCCACACGCTCGCGAAGTCCGCCGCGGGGATCGGCTCGGTCAGGACCAGCCCGACGCGCAGCTTCCAGTGCTCGGGCGTGCTCGAGTGCGTCGACGCCAGGAAGTAGCTGCGTCCCTCGAGCCATTCCTCCACCTGCTCGGGTGACGTGCCGTCATCGATGTCGAAGGCGAGCAGCGTGCTCTCAATCAGGTTCTCGCCCTTGCGCGCACCGTTGAACAGGAACGGCGACCACAACATGCCGCGGCGTTTATGCGTCCGCGGCTGATGCTTCGTCAGGAGCTCGAAAAGCTCTTCGATTGTGAACGTTTGCGGTTGGGGCCGAACGTCCGTCTCGTTACGGAAGAACGACACCACAACGGTCGTAGTAGTATTCATGTGACTAAGCCCCTCGGGGCCAGAGTCCTTTCCGAAAACGCCGCCCTGGTTGGTCAAGAAACAGGGGCGGCGTTTCTCGTTTTGTTGCGGCTACGTTACACCGCTGAAGGTCGCGATCACCTTGTCTTCGTCACCTGGTCGCCACACGTCCACGTCACAACCGGCGGCTCGCAACGACGCGTGACACCGACGCTGGTCGACACTCAGATACTTGCCTTTGGCCTTGAGCTCCCGGAACAGAACGTGCCTGCCGGGCTTCCAGAAGATCCAGTCCGGCATGCCGTTCGAGTCGTAGTGGTCGTCGCCCAGGCCGAGCGTATGCGCGCCGGTCACGGCACCGTGCGAGAAACTAACGTGCCAGCCGCACCAGCCGTACATGCGCGCCAGCTTCTTGACGCGCTCCTGGAACTGCGTCTCGGATACGCCGAGCTTGATCGTCGCCGGCGGACCACGCCGCGGCGCGGAGCGCGCCCCGTTACGAGTGACTGAGCGCACGGCTGAGCCGTTCGTTCTCCGCGCGCAGGCGAGCGTTCTCTTCTGCGAAGCGATGCACCAGGGACGTCAATTCGCGGATCTCAGCGTGCAGACGCTCAAACTCGAACAACGGAATCTCGATGTAGATAACCGGTCCCGGTTCAAACACGCCGACCGCACACCGGCCACGGCTGCAGTCCGCGTGCGGCGCGGAGTCGCTCTGCGACGGCGATCTGCTCGGCCTTCGTCGCCAGATGTGCGCTCGGCGCGTACTGCAGCCCGCCGTAGCTGCGCCAGGTCGGCGCATCGAACTGCAATCCGCCCTTGTAGCGCGGGTTGCTGTTCGACGCCCAATTGCCGCCGCTCTCGCATTGGGCCAATCGATCCCACAGCCCCCAGGACGGCCCCGCAGGAGCTATCGCCCGCAGTGGAGGCTTCAGGAGCCCTTCATGCTCCAGGTACGTGCGTGGCGTGCTCCTGGTGGTCATTACGGCACCGTGTAGCTGAACGGCATCCAACCCAACCTCGTCGGCCAGCGTGACCGTTTCTTCCGGAATCGGCAGCGCCGGCGGCGCCCACTCATACGACTCCGCTCCGTCTGAGATCACCTGCGCTAGCGCCATAACCGCAACCAGCACGATCGCCATCAGCGACGCAGTCCGGTGAACACACCAGCCACAAAGGCGGGCAGCGTGTCACGATGCGCGCCGTGCGGATCAGGTCGTCCTTCCCAATACGCCAGGTACGCCCTCTGGAAGTCCTCCGGCATCGTCTCGAACAGCGCCATCATCTCGATCGGCATGCGCTCCAGCGCACGCGACACCTGTACGTCCGTGATCATCAGCCCCTCCTGCCGTGGATCTGCGATCCCTTACGGTAGACCAGGAACGTCGAGCCGTTGTTGTACGCGCTCATCTGCTCGCCCCAGGACGGATCGATGAACGCATGGTCGCGGACCTGATGCACCTGGTCGTACAGCGGCTGGTTCCAGCCGAGCGCCTCCGCTACCAGGTCGACCTCGTTCTGAAAGAGCCGACCGTGGACGTGGTTCGTCACCTTGACGATGATGCCCTTGTCGCACACCCGCCACGCCTCGCGCGTGCCCTGCAGGATGAGCTCATCGAGCGCCGTTTGCGTCGCGACCGTGCTGAACCTGGTCGCCATCACCGAGTCGTCTCCGCCGTCGGCTATGTGCGGCGGATCGAACAGCACCACGTCGAAGCTGGCGTCGTCGTACTTCAGATCGGTGAAGTCCATCACACCGTCCGGCGCACAGTATTCGTCCAGATCGTGGCCGGTGACCGCGAGATGCGTCGTTTGACTCCAGAAGTTACCGGAGCCATAAGTCACGTCCAACGCCGTTGAGGCATCAGGGAAGAACGTCAGCAGCATCTGATTGACGATGACGTGCGTCGGGGCTCCAGGAAGCCAGAACCGCAACAGCGGCTCCCTGGTGGCCTCTGCGTCGACGCCGTCTATATCGGGCTCATGCTCGGGCGTAGGCCGCGGCGTCCGACGCTGCGCCTGAACCCACCGCATCGCTGCGGTCACGCCCGTATCCGACGGCAATTCGGACACTAATGTCCGATTTGCCCACAGATCCATGAACCGACGCGCGTGCCGCTCGGTGAACGGCGCGTGCTGCTCGAGCCAGGGACCGAACTGACCGTGCGGCAGCGTAGCCTTCAGGTCGATCAGGGCTTCGCCCAGGTCGATCGAGAGCTCGAGCGTGCGTTTCCACGCCGACGCGAACTCCTGGATCAGGTACAGGACACGCTGGTCTGGCTGAGCCAGGGAGACTCCCGTCTCCCCGGCCAGCACGATCTCAGTCGTTGAAGGGTTCGGCATCGGCGTCGTCCTCGGGCATCGCCGCGAGCTCCGCCTGGAGCCGAGCACGGCGCTCCGCTGCCGTTTCTCGAGCGCCGTTCGCCGTCGGCATCGACCGCGGCGGAGGATTCGGCGTGACGAATTCCGGTGGCGCTTCCGGCGCAGGCTTCGGCTTCGGTGCCGTAGACGGCGGAGCAGGACGTTGACGGCGCAGCGGACGCAGCAGCGCCAGCTTGAGCCGCTTGTTGCCGTTGACGTCCTCGACCTTCCAGGACGCCGTCGCCTGCTTGCCGACCAGCGCACTGTCGAACGCCTCCGCGATCGCGTCGCATTCAGCGTCGGTCAGCGACGGCTTGCCGAGCAGCGCCGCCGCCCACGCCCGACCCTGCGACTTCTCGCTCAGGCTCAGGCTCGAGAACTGCCACGTCTCGAACACGCCACCGTCGATCAGGTTGGTGAACGCGATGCCGTCGGTGTCGTAGATGGCGAACTTCCAGACGATGCTGGTGTACGGCTTGCCGTCAATCTTGCTGACACCCTGGAACTCGTCCATGTCGACCAGTTCGACCGTGTGATCGTCGTTCGGGTCGAAGGTGTCTTCGATGTTGATGCCGAACGAGCTCTCGCCCGGCTTGTTCATGCGGATTGGCATTACTGAGCTCCTGCCTGGGTAGGCTTCCTAGCTACTGTGCCCAATGTGTCGGCGCCGTCCATGTGCGCCGTCGTCATGTAACTGCCCGCTGGACCGGGATCTTCGACCTCCTGTTCTCCTGGGGGTGGTGGGAGTGGCGCGCTCCAAGACGTCACGTAGTCCATCCACGCCACGAATGCGTCAATCGCCGGCGACAGCTTGCTGGTCGCCCCGAAGGTGAACCCGCAGCCCTGCCGCCAGCCGGTACGGAACGCGACTTCATCGGCTTCGCGTCCCTGTTTCTTCGCGATCGCGCGGTACGCAAACCACGCATTGTTCTCCGCCTCCGATGGGCGGCGAGTGTCGCGATCGCTCATGCCGCGGTCGCGGCGCGGCGCCGTCCGTACGGGCCCGGCCAGTACCGCTCGAGCGGCTTCAACGTGTCGCGTGTATTCGCGGTTGCGGGTACGTAGCGATAGACGGCCACGATCGTGTCCCCACGGCGCAGGAACACATACGTGCGACCGTCGTAAACCTCGACGGTACTCGCGCTGAACGTCGGTGGTGGGCCGTGCCCGGGGCGGTACTTGAGCCAGGCAGCGTACGCCCGCTCAATGAGCCTGGTTTTCGTTGGCATGCCGTTACCTTACTCCGGCCAGGTCGGCTGCTGCAACCATCCTACTCGGACTTGACACCGCCTTGAGTAGGCATGCTACAGTAGGCGGCATGACAGAACGAACCTGCCCCGTCCCGCTCGGTGGACGTAACGGCCCCGCGTGCAGCCAGCCAGCCCCTCACCGTGTCCGCGGCGGTCGCGCCCAGGGTTGGGGCAACTATCCCGACTACTACGTCTGCTGCGACCACGCGCCAGGACCGGAGCACGTTACCGAGCGGTGCCCTCTCCTGCACGCCTACGACCCACTCACCAGGAGCTACACCCGATGACCATCACATCCCGCCGTCAGGCCCGCCTCCCCCTCACCGGGGAGGTTAAGGTCCGCTCCGACGTCTTCGTCGGTGTCCAGAACATCGCCCTCGCGCGTGTCGACATCCAGGTCGACCAGCGCCGCATCGCCGTCCTGAACCTGTACGGCGTGCGCGACATCGACGCCATGATCGCGGCACTGCAGTCCGCCCGCGCGACCCTGGTCGCGGAGAAGGATGCGCTCGAGGCATACCTCAAGGAGCACCCGGAAGCGGTGCTGCCGTCATGAGCCGCAGCTACAAGGTCGGCGTCCGCACCGGCGGCGACCGACCTGACGCCCCCTGGGGGGAGAACGCTCTCCGCTTCGCGACCTACGAAGAGGCAGAAGCGTGGGCCATCGATCTGTCACTGCGCTGGACCGCGGTGCGCGAGATCACCGTCCTCGAGTCGGACGACGAGCCGAATCGCTAATGCCGGCACTTACTGGAGGGAAACTTGACAGCCCCTCCAGTAGGTGCCCTATAGTAGGTGCTATGCAGAACTCACCAGTCCGCGACGACCTCCGCTCCGTCTTCAACGCCGCCTTCAAAATTGGCGCCGCGCTTGGGCGCAAATTCGAGGCGTCGGATATGACGATCGAGCTCCGTCAGGCCGCGAGCCTGTACGCCGCCAACTACCAGTGCCGCGACGAAGGCGACGACTTCATGCGCGACATGCAGAATCGCGTCGCGATTCCTGGCTTCCTGACCGACGGTCAGAGCAAGGGTGTCCTGAACGTACTGATGGCCGACGCCCGCAGGCGCCTCGCGGCCAAGGCGCAAAAGCCCGCGTACGCTGGCAACGTCCCCGCCGCGGCAGCGCCGCAGATTCACGTCACGCTGGCGATCGTGCCCGACGGGCGCTACCGCATCACCCTTCCCGATGGCGAGTCGATCGCCCTGTACATCAAGCTGGCCGGCCAGGACTCAAAGCTGGCAGGCTCGCGTGTCATCTCGACACGGTCGGGTGGGGACGAGTGGATGGGAGTGGCGCACATCGCCCCGCAAGGCGACCTCCGCATCTGGCGCTCCGCGCAGGGTGGCCTCCGCGACCGTGTCCGCGACGCCATCAACATCCTGGACGCCGCCGAGCGGCAGGACGAGTGGCTGATCGCTGGTCTGGCCTTCGCCCAGGAAGGCTCGCAATGTTTCATCTGCGGTCGCGACCTGGACACCCGCGAGTCCCTGACCGCCGGCTACGGCCCCACCTGCGCCGACAAGTACGGTCTGCCGTGGGGCGCGAAAGCCATCCCGATGAGCGTGCGGCTCGCGCAAGCGACCGCCGCCAGCGCCGCGCCGACGCCTTCGGCGCAGATCGACCCCGAGACAGGCGTGGAGGAATCCGCCGACGAACTGCTGGACCTGGTCGCCGCTACGGCGCCCGCTCCAGCCGCGGCCCCGTCAGCCGCATGGAAGCCACCTGTGAGCCTCGCTGAGGCTAAGGCCCGCGGCTACAGCCGCACATACGAAGAGATCTTCGGAAAGGACGACTAATGGCTTACCTGGAGAACACGCTCCGCGCGTGTGAGAACTGTGGGCAGGAGACTGCCCGCCGCTTCACCGTCGAGTGCTCGAACTGCGACGGCGACATCACCGTGTGCGGCGACTGCGTCAACGCCAACCCGCGCCACGAAGAGTGCCCGGAGGAAGACTGATGATCTACGGACGATGGGGAGATCCCGTTGAACTGCTGCGGATCGGCACTCTTGCCGACGTACGCACTTTGGATAACCGCAAGCCCGATCAGCGCGACCGCAACAACGTCGACAACGGCGCGTACGTGGTCGTTCGCCAGGACAACGGCAGCGAAGCCCTCTACCACCTTGCCTACCTGCGCGCGGACGATGGGCTGGCCGAAATCAGCCGTGTACTCGACACCTTGGGAAAGGAGGCGGGGGCGTAAGCCCCCGATCTCGCATGAACTCATTCCTTGAACTGCCGCGCCTTCAGTTTGACGGGCGCGAGATACCGTCGCTGTACGTCAACACCGCTGACATCGTCACCCTGCTCGCGGATTACGACGGGCAGAGCAAAGTCGAGATCCGCGGATGGGGCGTCGAAGGCGCGCATGCCACGGTTCGCACCTACGCCCCGCTCGGCGCGCTGCTGAACATGCTCGGAGAGCTCGTGAAGAATCCCGCGGTGCGCTCCTGGACCGACGAGACGAAGCAGGGATGGCGCGACCAGGTCGTCCCCAAGCTCCAGGCCGCAGCCGAGAAAGAGCGCGCAGCTAGTAGGACAGGCCACTGACGTGGCCTCGTCCTCTCACCGCAAGTGCCAGTACCGCGGAGAGGGCTGCATGGGCACCGCGCACGCCGGCCACGACCAGTGCGCGCACTGCTACTTCCAGTACATCAAGCCTGCGCTGCAGGCAGAAAGGGCCGAAGTGAAACGGCGCAAAGAGCTCAAGCGCCTGCACCTATCACCGTCGAACCGCGCGCTGATCAACGAAGTCGACCTCAAAGAACCGCAGATCGTGGAACGACCTGACCCGTTGATCAAGCCAATCAGTGTTCGCGATGCCGTCCTGGACGTCGTCATCGACGCCGAGTTCGATCGCGAAATTGAGAAAGGGATCGATGCCGGCAAAACGCCCGCGCAGATCGCAGACGAGATGATTCTCAAGTCGGTAATGCCCCGCGGTTTACCCCACTACGACGCCGTCGTTCCGCCACCAAAGGAGGAAACTCCCGTTTCCGACGCCCCGCCCAATTTTCGACCGCCGCTGTCGCTCGAAGAGCGCCAGGAAGTCATCGACGCGTACGTCGCCGGCGAGACGATTGCCGAGATCATGCGCGCCTACAACATCGGTACGACCCGCCTGTACGAGACGCTCGACGCCGCTGGCGTGCCCCGCCGCGGGACGAACCGCGGCCCCAACAGAGAGCCAAAAAAGGAGCAATTTCAGATGCCTAGCACGGTGCCAGTTTCTCCGCCCAAGGTTGCGGAAACACCCGCTAACGGGGTGGTTTCCGGGTTGATCGAATGGGTGGTCACCTACACGGTCACCAGGACCGAAACGACGATCGTCGCCGCCAAAGACTTCAATGCTGCCGCGGCGTCGGTCACCGACGGCGACGTCATCAGCGTCGCCAAAAAACTGCCATGACCCGCCCGGTGACTGTGCTGGTGCTGCCTGGAGGGGCAGCACCGCTGCGCTCCGAGAAGATCGACGGCGACGACTACCGCGAACTGCTGCGCCTGGTCGGCGGGAACCTCGGCACCTGCGGCCTGCCGCCGAGCCTGCGCCGCCAGGGCTTCTACGCCTTCTGCGACGACGACGCGCTGATCCGCGAGGATCGGCCCGAGCCGAACCGCTTCGCGGCGCACCTGGGCCACAGCCGCCTCGCCGGCCCGATCGTCATCGTCCGTACCGACGACACCGGCGAAACGCGTAGCCTGCGGCCCGCAGACGTCGCCGCGCTGGAGATGTACTTCGTCCAGGAGCCGCCGAGGGACGCGCTGAAGATGGCGCTCGAGGAAGAGATCTTCTGGCAGGCCCACCCGAGCGGAACGGCGGTCTGGACCCCCGACCGCGGCTGGACGGACCTCTGATGGACGGTGAAGTCCACCCCCTGGTCGCGTACGCCATGCTGGCCTGCCTCGTCCTCCTGACCGTCTCGACCGTGGCGCACCAGCTATGGGCGATCTACATGGCGATCGCGATGGTGTTCCGTGCCTGACTCCGTCGTTGTCCTGGTGCTGCTGGCGTGCATCGTCGCCATCGGCGCCTGGGCACACTATCGCCACTAGCTAGAGATGATGCGCTGCAGGAGTGCATCGAACCAGGCGCGAACTACCCCGCCGAACACAGGAACGCCGATCAGCACCAGTAGTGCGACCGTCGCGACCAGGAGCGCATACTCGACCGATTCCTGGCCCCGCTGGCGCACGTCACACCCACCGAAACACCTGAAGCACGATGAACGCCACAATAGCGATGCTTGCGACAAGGAGGACCGCGGTCACCAGCGGTCCCTCCCACTTACCGGCCAGCGTCGTCCGTCGCCGCTGGTAGCCAATCGAAATCGCTACCTCGAGCCTGAAGCTGGAGTGCCGCGGATCGGCGCCGTCAGCGTCCTCCACGCCTACGTGCCACTGCTCTCGTCCTGCTTCTCTTCGACCCGCGCCGCCTGCCAGCTTGACCAGTGACCGGTGACAACGGCGTACACGCTGACGAAGACCAGGAACTGGATGTTCTCGCTCCAGAAGATCATGATCGGAAACGCCGCGGCGAACCACGCGACGGTCAGCCAGCCGTGGAGAATCCGCATCGCGCGCGGGTCGCCCTGGACCGCCGCCCACAGCGCGTGGACCATGTTCACCGCCGACTAGAGGCTGAGGTTGCCGGTCAGCACCAGGATGAGCACGATGATGATCACCAGCCCGATCAGGCCCAGGCCAGGTCCGTAGTACGCATTGCTGCCGTAGCTGCCGCGGCCCACATAGCCGCCGAACAGCAAGAGCACCAGCAGGATGATCAGGATGATGGCGAGCGTGGACATCAGAAATGCGCCTCCAGATCGAGCTCGTCGGCCAGACGCTGAAAGCTGCCGCTCTCCCACCAGCGATCGCCGCAGCACTGTGGCCGCGACTGCGGCGAAATGATGCGGTGGCCGAACAGGTAGAACACCTGCGGATAACTCTGCATCGCCAATCGACACGCCGCCAGCGTGCCCTGGTACTGCGCTTCGGTGACCTCCGTCCAGCCGTGGCCGTTGTCTTCCGTCTCGATCGTGACGGTCTGATAGTTGGGATTGGAGCTATTGCCGACCAGCGGCGTCCAATCGTTGCCCGGCTCGAGCACGCCGTTCGCCCAGGAGCCGTCCCACAGACTGACGTACTGGTGAATCTCGCCTGCCAGCCCGATGCCGTAGTGCGAGCTCACCTGGCTCGCAGGGTTCTGAAACCAGCTATCGCAGCTTTCCAGACTGCCGGCCATCGTGTGAATCACAATCGCCACCACCTGGTGGCCCGCCCTGCCGTTGTAGTGGTTCGGAGAACCGATCCATTCGACGTCGGCGGGCAGGATCAGCGGCGGGTCGGGCATGGTGTACAGCGGCGCCGTCGGCAGAAGCTGCCCCTGCCAGGTCGGATTCAGCGCCAGGAGCCAGCCCTCGACACTGTCGGCACCGGCCTGGGCGCACGTCCAGCGACCATCGCCCATGCACGCCAGCGCACGCGTGATACAGCCCTGCTGCTCGGACAACTGGCCGATGCGCTGCTCGATCGTCGGCATCAGTACAGCGGCGTTTGCGGGTTCGTCTCGATCGACGGATCGAGGGCTTTGACCCACCCGTCGACCGTGTCGGCGCCGCCTGACCAGCGTGCTTCGAGCGCCGCGCGAATGGCGTTTGTCTGGAAACTCTGCTGCTGCGATAGCTGGTCGAGCTTGAGGTTGATCTCGTCCTCGTTCATGTCGTCTCCATCGGCACCTGTTCGGGCGGCAGCAGCCCACTTTGAATGTCGCGGATCTCCTGTTTGCGCGCCGCGGTTGTGCCTTCAGCTTGAAACTCGTCGGCGTATTCTTCGGTCGTCTTGTCGCGCATGCCGACATGGTCGGCAATGACCTGGTCGGCGGTCGCCCGCTGCGCCTCGTCAAAGTCCGACGGCAGACCGCTGGCGTCGTACGCATACACGTACTCGCCGCTCATGCCAAGCCCGTCGCCGGTAGCCACGCCGCCCGCGACGAGCTCGTCCTGTAGCTGGCTCAAATTGATCGGCTTGCCGCCCGTCGATCGCCCGATGGTTTCGAGTGTCGTCATCGCTTGATATCCATCGCCCATATTTCGGAGTAGGCCGCACCCACCAGGGAGATAGACGGACCGCTGGTCGACCAGTACAGACTCCACGTATGCGCACCGGCGGTGGCTCCGTTGTCCATGTACGTAAACGCCAGCGGCAGGATCTGCGAAGCGGACGCCGATTGCGCGATCGCCAGCGCACCAAGCTGCGTCGAATCGCGGTACAGGAACAGATTGCAGTTCGAGACTGAGGAATACTGCACCGTTATGTGCCCGCTGACCAATATGGCGCGCCCGCCTTGAACGGACATCGACGGGGTCACCAGGCTCGGAATGAGTACCGGGCTTGTGCTTGTAGTCGAAGGACTGATGAACCCCCCTGCGTTGACGAATGACGTGACCGACCCGTCGGCCATATCTCCCGTAACGATCGTGCCGTCCTTGATCTTGTTCGACTCGATCGTGCCGTCCTGGAGCTTCGAGTTGTCGATCGTGCCAGTCAGGATGTTGGTGGCGGTGATCGTGCCCGCGGCGATCATGCTGCCAGTGATGGTGCCGGCGGCGAGGACCAGCCCTTTCCCGGCTCCATCATGGTTATGCGTGCTCATCGCCGCCGCCAGCCCCTGGACGTCGGTCGCCTTGAACAGGTCCGTAGGCGCAGTTGCCCGCGAAAACGTCGGGATGGTGTAGTTCGGATCAGTTTCGATTCGCGCCATTTAGACCTCCGTCAGAACCGTGTTCCACTGCACTGCTTTAACCGTCAGCGACCCACGCCACTGACGCCCGATCTCATCGAACGATTGCGCGATCGCGTAGTCGGTAAACGACAGATCCTGGGTGCTCTCGTCGGGCAGCACGCACGTCACCGCACCAGGATTATCGACCGCTTCCTCGACCACACGCTGGATCTGGCGCCGCCCGATTCGCAGCGGCACCCCGTCGCGGCGCACCAGGCCGTCGCTGCACAGGATCGTGAGCTCTACCTGCATGAAGCGCGTGGGCCGCAGCGCATGCCCGATCGACACCGCCGACACCAGCGGCGACGCCGTATTGACGGTGTTCGTCAGGTTGACGCGGAACACTGCCAGCGTCGCGCTGGCGTCGGTGGGGAACGGCGCGCTCTCGTAGGTCGCAGAATCGAACGTGTTGCCGAACGCCGTGAACAGGACCGCCTTGGGATCGAGCTTGTAGTCCAGGGTGACGTAGTTCTGCCCGTCCAGCCGCATGCCGGTGACCGAGAAGTGCCGCAGGCTCTTGACGCTAGCGTGATAACCGCCATGCCACAGCGGCAGTTCGACAAAGCCCGTCCCGACGTGGAATCGGTACTGCGAGCACGCCGCGGGATTCGAGACGCACGGATTGATCATGTAGCCGATCCTGCCGTCTCGGAACACTAGCCAGGTACGCGTGTGAAACTGCGGCGCGCCGATGGTCGACACGAACATGTGGTTGATGTAGCCGCTGAACGGAACGCACAACGAGCCGTGCCAGGCATCCAGGTGCTCGGTCTGACCGTCCTTCTCAACGTACCCGCCATACTTCATCAGGTAGCCGGTGTTCGTGTCCTGGTTGTGGATGCCGACGTACGCAAAGCGCGTCCCGACCGCGGCAAAGGCCGAGACGGCGCCGCGCACCGGCGAGTCGTTGTTAACCAGCTTCTCCGGCCCGATCTCATTGCCCGACAGGTCGGGTCCGATCTTGATCAGGTTGTTGGTGTACGCCGTGTACAGGTCGTTCTCGAACTGGCCCCACGCCTTGCCGTTGCCACTGTGCGTTCCGAACCGCAGGAACGGGAATAACTGGCGATCGTCGCCAGCCTGATTCAGGGTGTACAGACCATCCGTCTTGGCAATGATCAGCGTGCCCGACGCCGTTACCATCAGCGCCGTAATCGGCGCGAGTTTGTCGCCCGCCCTGAAAATCAAACTGGTGTAGTTCGCCTCCAGCGTCGGATCGGCATTGGTGTCGCACTTCCGCAGACGATTGACATCGTCGGCCCACCACCATTCACGACCAACTGACACGAACGCCAGAGCAGCAAACGTCGTCATTGCCGTCCAGGTCGTTCCGTTGCTCGAATACTGCGCCGGCCCGCTGGACAGTGCGACCCAGGCCCGTTGGATGCCGTCGAAGTTACTGGCGAACACCGCCACGTTAAGCACGCTGGCCGCGGCGCCGAAGTCCTTGACCATCGTCCAGACGGTGTCGCTGTCGCGGCGCAGTACGTAACGACCTTGCGCGCAGTACAGCACGCCACCGAGCTCGAAGAAGAACGCGTACCCCGTTGGGTCAAACGTCGCTGGCGTGACCGTCGGGATCTCCGGCCCCTTGCACCAGGGCCAGACCGACAGGTCGACCGCGCTGGCGTAGGCATAACGGGAGTCCTGCCACTTCTCCTGCGTCTTCAGCCCGTAGCCCAAAACGAGCGACTCGTACGGCTGATCGCGATCGCTGATAGGACTGGTGCCCGCATAGCTGAAGTCCGGCGGCGACACCTGACTGATGTCCTGCGTCTTGCTCGACACCAGCATCGGCTTGTTTGGTCCCGCCGAACCGAGCAACAGTCCGGTCGCACCGATCTTCAGGTGATAGGGAAATGGACTTTTCCTAGCCGAATAGATGCTCATACGTGGACCGGCCCGAACCGCCGCGCGGGGCGGAACGTCAGCGTCGGTGCGACCGCGGTGAAGTGCTGCCGACTGCGATCGGTGAACCACGCCGCGGCGCTTACCTGGTCGCGGATCAGGCGCTGGTTCGCCTGCGGTTCGAGAATGTGCGCGAAACGCCGCCAACCCACCGTAAGCGCGCTCGACGCTAGCCAATCCCGCTCGATCGGCGCCTCATCGGTATCGAGCTCCAGCCCCGACTTGTCGCCGTACACGCCGCCCGCGGGGCGGCAGTGGTCGTATGCGCGCTTGTAGCAGCGCAGGAACAGAATGTCGCCTTCCGCGAACGTGCGCCGATCGGTGTTGAAGTAGAAAGTGCCGCCGTCACGCTCGACGGCGCCATGCACGATCCGATCGAACGGATCAGCCTGGTTACGATCCTCACCGTAGGTCAAAACGCCGGCCTGCCGCACATGGTTGGCGTCTTGCAGCCATGGTGAGACGATCTCCAGCGAGTGACGTGAGGCACCTGGCGTCGTCACACACGCGACCTCGACTACCATCCAGCACTGCTTCAGCCCATCGTTGATCAACTGGTGCAGCGTCGGGACGTCGAACGGGCCCAGGATCTCGAACCGCTCGCCCACGCCGGTCGCGCCCAGGTCTTCGAGCTCTTCGTACTGGAACATCTCCAGCCCGCCAAATGGCGGCATGTCCGAGCCGCCGTACTGGTACGCCTCCATGTTCTCGTACGTCGACCCGCCCGGTGGCGCGATCGGCGGCAAGGTCCACGGCAGATCGGGCTCGAGCGTTCCCGTCGGCGGGTCGTACATCATCACGTAACGGTTGCGATCCTCAAGACGCTGCGCGTCCGGACGGTACAGCGGTCGCTCGACGTACATGTCGGCCTGCGGGATGCCTGATCGAATCGGGTACGCCGAGCACACGATCTTGGTCGTATCCGAGCCACTGGTCGCGCGGACGACGTAGCTCTCGGGCCCGATGTACGGGCCACTCTCAACTGCGACCGCGCGGCGGTACTGAGCAAGTGAAGGCATCAGGCTGGCCCGTACACCAGGTCGTCAATGGAATTGATAACTGGCCGCGCCTCGAGCGCCGCCACCCGCGCGACCAGCGCATCCCACATCGTCTGCGTCACGATGACGTTCTGCCACGCCGTCGCGAAGTCCGTCGCGCTGGTCTTCGCCAAAATCTGGCCGGTGGTGCCGCCTGTCGGGACGCCAGGACCGGCTGGCCCCTGCGAGCCCGTCGTACCCGCTGGTCCCTGGATGCCTTGAATCCCTTGCGGGCCGCGCAGGTTCCCGCGCAGCGTCCAGGCTGAGGCACCCGTCTTCTCGTAGTAGTCGCCGTTCGTTGAGTTAAGCGACCAGTCACCGACGACGCCAGTGCCACCTGCCGGTGCGCCGGCCTGGGTGAACCACTTCTCGCCCGCGGCACCTGGCGTTCCTGGTACGCCCTGAATGCCCTGCGGACCCTGAATGCCTTGCGCGCCGGTATCGCCAGTGTCCCCCTTCGGACCCTGCGCGCCCGTTGTGCCTGTAGCGCCCTGCGGACCAGGATCACCCTGCGGTCCCTCTGGACCAGTCGCGCCTGCTGGACCCTGAATACCTTGCGCCCCTGTGGCACCCGTTGCGCCCTGCGCGCCGGTCGGCCCCTGGTCGCCCTGCGGGCCAACCGGTCCCTGGATACCTTGCGGCCCCTGGACGCCCTGCGGGCCGGTGTCGCCTTTGGCCGCGATCTGCTGCCACGGTGCCGATGGTGGCGCGGTGCCGAGTGACGGATCGCCCGCAGCATAGAAGCTCGAACCGTCCAGGCTGACCGCGTCGTTGCTGGCGTAGTCGACCGCCGCCGACCACTCGCCCTGCCAGGACGGAGCGCCACCTGGCGGACCCTGGATTCCCTGCTCGCCCTGTTCGCCCTGCGCCCCCTGCGGGCCGGTATCACCCTGTTCGCCCTGCGGACCGGTGGCCCCCGTCGGACCCTGCTCGCCCTGTGGTCCTGGTGGTCCTGGCGGACCGGTCCACGGTGCTGGCGGACTCGGCTCGAGCGGAGGCGGCGTCGGCTGCAGCGGTGGAACCGTATTTGGCGGAACCAGCGGCGGTGAATACGACGGCGGCGAACTCGACAGCGGCAGCAGCGGGGGTGCGCTTACCACCCTACTTGCTCTTCTTGACCTTCGTAACCGTTACCTTCTGGCCGGTTCTCCGTGCCGTCGCCGCGGCCTGCTGCTCGCCCTTCTTACCGTAGGCGAAGATCTGTTTGCCGACCTTAGGCATCGGTAACCTCCCGTCCTGCACGCTTGATGACGATGGGGGCACGAACGCCCCCCTGCGATTCACGGTTGTCGCGAGCGTTCACCGCCGCCTCGACGTCGCGGTACGCCCTGGCGTACGCCCGCTCGTCGCTGATGCCGAGCTCATGCATGCCCTCGGCCCGCGACATGCCCAGGAACCGAGCGCCGTCGATGACGTCCGGCGTCCGCTCGTCGCTCATCGCGGTCGCTCGGGCGCCTCGGGCTGGTCGTCGTCATCGAGCTCACCCGGATCGGGCGGCTGCGGACCTGGCGTTTGCTCCGGGCGCGGTGGCGACTCAGGCAGATCCTGTTCGGGGCGGGGCTTCTCCTGACCCGGTGGCCCGCCCTGCGGATGGTCGCCGGTCTGGCCTGGTGGTCCGCCGTGCGGGTGGTCGGGCGGACCCGGCGGGCGTGGTGGATTCGGCTGAGACATGGATGGCGCTCCTTTTTCGGCGGCTAGGTCGCCGGTGTGCTGAAGACGTCGTCTTCGGTGTAGTTCGTCACGGCGTTGAGCGTCGCTCTGATGCGGTAGTGGTACGTGGTCGATGGCGTCAGACCCGTCAGCGGCGTGGTCTTCGCGCCAGCGCCGTTCTGATTGGCGCCAGATGTTCCGTAATTCGTTGTCAGCCCCCACTCGACATTCGACACCGTGCCGGCACCAGCGGCGACCGTCCAGTTGATGGTCGCCGTTGTGCTGGTAACGCCCGTCGGCGTCCCCAAAGTAATGCCTGCCGCGGTCGCACTACCCGGTGCGCCCGGGTTGCCAGGCCGAGTGCCAGTCGCCGTGCTGAACTGGCCGGCGATCGCATTGTTGGGCCAGGAGCCCGGCTTCGCCGGACCCTCGTTACCCGCCCAATCGACGGGCGTGTGCGTCCACAGCCCCTGCGCGGCACCGATCTGCGACTCGATCGACGTCCCGTCAACCGGCACGCGCCTGCTCCCGCCGTCGATCGTCCTGTTGCTTCAGCAGCTCCCTACGGTCGCGATCATGCTGCTCGATGCGTTCCTTCGACCGCTTGTCACGCTCGCGCTGCTCGTCGCTCTTGGCGTTCTCGGCCATGTACGCCACCAGATCAGGAATCTCTTCATCCTCCCCGCGCTTGTAGCCCTTGCGCTCGTAGACCTCCACGGTGCTCAGAGGCGCGATGAAGTCGCCGCCATCGGGGCGGGTCCAGTGAACGTACGTGGTCTGCGCGATCTGCTCGTCGGGGCCGTCGACGGCGTCTTCGTACCGATTCGGCTCCAGCGCCAGGACTTCCTCCGAACTCGCCGCCGCGGGCGGAAAGACGTAATCGGCGTCCCCGAGCATGATCGGCGGCGCCGTCGGGCGCGGATCGACCAGCATGTCGCCGCTCTTGGGGTCCAGCTTCTCGTCAGGCGCCGCGGTCTGCTGCCCGCTTGTCGTTGCCGCCGTCGGCTTTGTGCTCGGCGGCTGCGGCCCGGGAAACGTTGGATGACCTTGCGTTGGATGGCTTTCGGACGTTGGCAGATTGCCGCTCGGGGGCGGCTGCGCTTGGGGCGCCTTCGGCCCGTTCTCGGACGTCCTCGTCGTACCCGTCGAAGTTTGGCTCGTCGTACTCTCGTCCTTCTCCCGCTCCGCCGCCCGCTGCTCGGCCCGCTGCTCCGCTTTCTCCGCCTTCTCGTCGCGCGCTTCCTGAGCTTCCCTCTCCTTGTCGGACTTCTCGCGTTCCCGCTGCTCCTTGTCGTTCTTCTCGTCGTTTTCTTGTGCTGCCATAAACGGCTTCCTCCGATGGGCGCTCTTTGATGACGGGGTCGGGATACGGCCCGAGCGGCGGATCGGGGTACGGGCCGGGTGGCGGGTCGGTCTGTTCAGCGTGAAACGCCTGGAGCTCGGTCAACGGTTCGACGGGCCCAGGATTCGGGATCTCCGCCACGGCGCGCCAGTACGCGCGTTCGTTCGCCTCACGTTCCCGCTCGCGGGATTTGGGGAACGGCTGCTTATCCCATTCGTCCCGACGCTCGCGATCCTGGCGGTACTGCTCGCGCTGGCGCTCCGTTGCCGCGGCGCCCTCGTTCTGCTCGGTCATGTCGCACTCCCTCGCGGAGGGCGTGCCATGCGACGCGCCTCGACTGCTTCGATCGACGTCTGCTCGGTCGTCTCGACGCCCTGCAGCATGCGATCGCGGTTTTCTTCGGCGCGCGTCGCCGCTCGCGACTTCGAGATCCTGATCGGCTTGCCGTAGTCGTCCTGGATGCGCTTGAGCTCGGCCCGCATCTCTTCCAGGCTCAGCGAGTCGAAGTCGTCCTCGAAATTCAGGTTGCGATCCTTCTCGCCCGCCTTGCGGATGGCGTTGATGATCGTCGCCTTCTCGCGCTGCTCGGCCAGGATCTTGGGATATTCAACTTTCAGGTACTGATCGACCTCTGAGGGGCGACCGTCACGCCCGGGCGCGTCGGACATCAGGTGATAGCCCTTGTCCTCGTAGTACGCGCGGTTGTGAGGGTCGCCCTGGAGGTACTCCACCCGCCCGTCGGGCAGCAGGTACAGACGCTCGGGGTAGTTGTAGTTCTGACCCCGCCGCGGCTGAGACGGCGCCACCGGCGTCCGCTCGAGCAGCCCGTCCAGGAACTCGTTGCCTGTAATCGTCTCTGGCATGGCCGTTAGCTCGCGCCGAGAACCAGGACACCGAAGTTGTCGCGCATCTCCTGGTGGCCGTAGATCGTCTCCACTGCCATCTTCCAGGTGAACACGTCGATGTCGTAGAAGAGATGCGACTTGGGCGACCTCTGCTGCACCAGCGCGATCGCGTCGCGGTGGAAGATCGCGTTGTGCGCTTGCCCCGCGGCGGGCTTGACCAGGTTGGTCGTCACGTACAGATCGAGCCCGTACATGTTGCCGAGCTCGCCCGTCTTGGCCGGCAGGTTGCGGTCCCCGATATACAACGCGTTGCTCCAGCGATCGAGCGCCAGCTTCGACACCTTTTCTGCCGGAGTCATCACAAAGTAGCGTTCGTTCTGCGGCACGTCCTGGTCGTCCAGCAGCTTGATCGCCGCCAGGACGTTGGCGTCTGACACCGCGGTGCCGAGCGTGCCGACAGTCTGGCTGAAGCCAGCGAAGTCCGCCGCCAGCTTGGTGTCGATGTCGCGTGCGACGGCGTACCCGAGCTTGCGCTGGTACTCGTTCTGCACGTCAACCGCGGCCTGCACCTTGACGATGTCCTCAATGCCGAGCGCAGCGTAACTCCACAAATTCAAGGTGATGGTCGTTGTGTTCTCAGCGACCGTCTCGTAGGTGATGGCGGTGTTCTCCGCCTTCGCCCGCGCGGCCAGGTTGCCGATCGACGCGACCTTGACCGCCTTGCCGACGGTCGCGTCCGCCTCGAAGCCGCGGTTAACGAGCTTGGCGATGACCAGGTTCGACTCGGTCGCGCGGAGTACCTGCTTGCTCCAGATATCCGGGCTGAAGACGCCGTCCGCGATCGTCTTGTCTACAAATTCCGTTGCACCAGTAGCCACTGGCTAACCCCCTAGTGTTGTGTCAGGGGGATGCCTCGCGTCGCTCGATGGCGGACCCCCGGTTTTGGTCGCCCGTTCTCGTCGAACAAGGCGTCATATTCCTTGATGGTCATCGCCTCGATTTGTTCGTCAGTCACTTCGCGGACGCGACCGGGGGTTCCAGATTCGCGCTCGGGGACTGGCTCGTCGCCGTTGACCTCGCTC